TATCTAAAGACAATATAGATAAATTGACTTTGGATAAAACAGAAGAGTCGGAGATTACTATTTCGAATAAATCTAATATGATAACTCATACCGCCGGTAAAAAGATCAATTCTGTCGCAATCATGACTCAAACTGCATCAGAAAAATCTGATCAGACATTAAAAAATATGCAATCTTTAGATAGACCAACACAAAAAGGTATCTTTAGACCCAAAGCATAAACTATGTACCCTTCTAGATATTCCAACGGCAAGAAGGTATCTGCCGCTCAGTACATTACTGAACTTATTTGTGAACACAAAGCACAAATTGACAAACTAGATCTTCATTATCGTTTTTGGTTAAATAAAACATGGGCTGGTTATTATAGAAACCAAATTGGTAGTGCTAATAAACTATTAAAAAAATATTCGCCAAAAGCTATCATACAAGCATTAAACGATACAAAATCTCAAAAAATCTATTCGTTGCGAGCGCCTCATCTTATCTCTATTATAGAAAAATATCAGAAGATAGAGGACGAGTCACCTGCTCCGAAAAGCAAGCCTTCTATTAACAGATCCAAAGATATTAAATTTACCAGAAAACAAACAAAAAATAAAAACATTATATCAAAACTGAAAGACCTAGATAATGAAGACTAAAATAGCTGATGATGTTGCAAAAAATTTTGGTGACGATATTATGCTCTCAGGAAATGCCCTAGTTGATCAAAAAGTATTAACGATACCAGTTAGTCCAGCACTAGATATAGTTCTTAGCGGAGGTATACCAGAAGGTAGTTTTGTTGTATTAACCGGCCAACCAAAATGTGGTAAAACAACAACATCGTTGGACTTCGCCGCTACTGCACAAAAACCAGAGTACCAAGGAGCCCTAAAAGACACACGAGAAGTCTACTATTTAAACATAGAAGGGCGACTTAAAAAAAGAGATCTGGAGGGTATACCGGGTTTAAACCTATCAAAATTTCACATTATCGGTAGTCAGCAGGGTAAAATTTTACACGCAGAAGAGTACCTGCAAATTGCAGAGAGAATAATTAATGAAATTCCAGGATGCGTCTTGATTATCGACTCCTATTCTGCTTTATGCACAGAGGCTGAAATTACTAGCGATATGGACAAAATGCAAAGAGCAGACGGTGCCAAATTATTAGCTAAATTTTGCAGAAAAGTAGCTAACGTTATTCCTGTGAATAAAAATATAGTTATAGGTATCACACATTTAATGGGTAATCCTACTGGTTATGGTGCCGAATTTAAAGAAAAAAGCGGTCAGGCGATAGCATATCAGACAGATATTAAATTAAGAGCAAAAACTTTCAAGCCGTGGACTCTTGGGGCCGATAATACTCAGATAGGACAAGAAATAGATTGGCAAGTTGTGTGTTCTGCTTTGGGTCCGCCAGGAGGAGTGACAACAGGCTATATAAGATATGGACAAGGTATAGACAAATATACAGAACTAATTAATCTAGCTAGCGATGTAGGAATTATACACAAGGGCGGAGCGTGGTATACTATAACGTGTTTAGAAGATAAGCCTAAATTTCAGGGAACAGAAAAAGTGCGTAATTTTATATTAGAAAATGTAGAAGCATATAATGCTATCAATACGGCAGTAAAGGATGTATTGGGCATAAAATGAACATAGTGGATCTAGACGGTCATAATGTTCAATGGCATCTTAAAGGATATATAGCTAAAGGCAAATTACAAAATAAATCTGCACTGCATTTATCTGCAAGAGAATTAATAAATCAAATGTTTCCTACATTGCAAATATTGGAAGAAGTAAATGTGCCTTTGCGTAAAAATGAAATACTATATTTGGATTTCTACCTACCTCTGAATAAGTTAGCCATAGAAGTACATGGCCAACAACATTATGAATTTGTTCCATTTTATCATTCAAATAGAATGAACTTTTTTAAGGCACAAAAGAGAGATCAAGAAAAGAAAGAATGGTGCTATATTAACGATATAAAATACATAGAATTTCCATATAATGAAACTACAGAACAGTGGAAAGAGAGATTGCTCAATGTATAATAGCAAAGAAGAAGTAAAATATTGGGACACTATATTAGACGAATACGAGCAATCTATTGGTCTAAATTTGTATAAAAATGATATTCTGCCAGAACAAGAACTTAATCAATACTTGACCATGAATAGAGACGTATTAGAAAAACTTAGTCCAGAAGATTGTGCCCAAATAGCATATAGATTAGGCCAGTTTTCTTTTCATCTACAAAGAACAGTTAATAGAGAATTGGCAAGATATAACTGGGCAGAAGAAGTGATGAAAGAAACTATAGCAGACGAGATTAACAATTACAAAGGATACGGATATATAGAAAAATCTATGCAAGCGATTAAACATAATGATAAAGCACAAGCGCTTAATAAGATCAAAAACTATGCAAAGCAACGCAGCGATAGATTATCATACTTGGCAGGCAATGTAAAAAATTTATCAGACATACTTCTTTCTATTCAAAGAACAAAGGTGCAGTATGGACCCAAATGAACTTCTTAATAATCCTGAGCAAGTAAAATTGTTAATTTCTATGTTACAATCATTACTTCCGCCTCAAGCAGAACAAAATGATACAAATAAAAATGTAACTAAATCTACTATTGGTCAAAGTAAAATAAAAAAATCTAAAAAAAATAAATCGGCAACCGCTACTACTAATAAATTCGAATCTATGGCGGAATTTAGAATGCACAAAGAAGATACTGTTATTGATAAACAATTAGCTAAACATGCGCCAGTAGAACGAACAAGAGAGTTCGAATTTGTAGATGTTGTTTGTAGAATATGTGGCCGTAAAGAATCTGTACCGCCACACCTTGTATTTGAAGGACCGACGCGGTATAAATGTAACAGATGTTCGGCTACTTCTGGTTGAGGAAATATAAATGATCTTATGCGACCCTTCTGCTGAGAGAGCAGTACTAAGCGGAATTATAAAATATGGCGAGGATGCATATTTAGACGTCAACGACATAATTAACGATAGCACATTTAGTATCGACAGTAATCAAATTGTTTACAAATGCTTAAAAAATACTTGCGACAAAGGACAGATTAAGTCCATAGATTTTGCAACAATCCTATCTTCTGCTCAAGAATTAAATTTGTCTCAAGTTTTTAATGATAAAGAAGAAGTACAGCATGTAAAAGCATTAATGGATTTTCCGGTTCATTTAGATAATGTTCGAAAATTTGCTGTAAAAATCAAAAAACTTGAAATAGCCAGATCTTTACATAAAGAAGTCGATACGATTCAGGACAAACTATTAGATGTTACTGGATCAGAATCATTGTCTTCTATTATTGGAATAGCAGAAGAAACTATTTTTAATTTTTCTTCCTCTCTGTCTGGCGATAGCGATGAGCCAGTTGCTATGTCAAAAGATATTGATTCATATATAGAGGATCTAAAAAACAACCCAATCGATCAGATAGGTATCCCAACCGGATTTCCTGCTTATGATAAAGCAATCGGTGGAGGTTTTAGAAAAGGCACAGTTAATGTAATAGCAGCCAGACCAAAAGTAGGTAAAACTCTTTTATCTGATAATATAGGTTATTATATAGCTAGCAAATTACAGATTCCTGTTTTAAATATGGATACTGAGATGACTAAAGAAGACCATATCAATAGAATATTGGCTATGTCATCAGAAATAGAAATCAATAAAATAGAAACAGGAAAATTTGTTGATACTCCATCTAGCGCCAAAAAGATAGAAGATGCGATAGAAGAACTTAAAAATAGCAAATTATTCCACAAAAGCATAGCCGGTAAAAGCTTTGAAGAACAATTAGGATTAATGAGAAGATGGATTTTGAAAGAGGTCGGCCTTAATGATGACGGAACTGCTAAAGATTGTGTTATTATTTATGACTACCTTAAATTGATGGATAGTGCTGGCATAAGCCAGGATATGAAAGAATATCAAGTGCTAGGCTTCATGATGACATCTTTGCATAATTTTGCTATCAAATATAAAATACCTATATTAGCTTTTATACAACTAAATAGAGACGGTATAACCAAAGAGAGCACAGACACAGCGAGCGGCTCGGATAGAATTATTTGGTTGTGTAGCAACTTTACAATCTTTAAAAGAAAAAGCGACGAAGAAATAGCAGAAGATGGAGCAGATTCCGGTAATCGTAAATTAGTTCCGCTTATTAGTCGACATGGAGGAGGATTAGACGATAACGACTATATTAATTGTCATATGAAAGGATGGTGTGCAAAAATTACCGAAGGTCAAACAAGATTGGAATTATTACATAATGGTAACAGTAAAAATAATGGGTTTATTATAGATGACAACAATAATGAAGCAGAACAAGAAGACATTCCGTTTATATAGTCAATATCAACTTAAAAAACTATCAGACACATTATGTGATGATATAGAAAATTTATTAATGAGTTTGAATATTACAGAATATAAAATGCTGGATAAGATGATAGTTATGCGATGTCCTATACACGACGGAGACAATAACTCAGCATTTAATCTGTATTATACTGGAGACAATTATAGGGGTAATTGGAAATGTCGAACTCATGGTTGTGAATCTGTTTTTAAATCGTCAATACTTGGCTTTATTCGCGGTTGTTTATCTAAAGATAAAGGCTGGTCTACGAATGGAGATCCAACGGTTTCTTTTGCAGAAGCTTTGGATTATGCGATAAAATTTACCAAAACAGATATCAATAAATACAAAGAATCTAAACATCAGCAAGAAAAACATACATTTATTAAAAATGTACATAATTTAGTTTCTACTACAATTAGTCCGCCAAAGACTAAATTTATTTCTAGGAATACTGTAAGAAAAAATTTGAGTATTCCATCGCAATATTTTATTGATAGGGGATTTTCTCCAGAAATATTAGATAAATATGATGTAGGAGATTGCTTAGATCAAAATAAAGAAATGTCTAATAGGGCAGTGGTACCCATTTATGATCATGATTATTTAGGTATGTCCGGATGTACTGGTCGTAGTATACATAATAAGTGTGAAACATGTAAATCTTATCATATTGGATCATGCCCTAATGAGAATCATCGATGGTTGTTTTCTAAGTGGAAACATAATAAAGATTTTAAAACCCAAGAACATCTATACAATTTATGGTTTGCTAAAGAATTCATAAATAAAACTAGAACGGTTATTGTTGTAGAAAGCCCCGGAAATGTATGGAGATTAGAAGAAGCAGGAGTTCATAACAGTGTGGCTATTTTTGGTACTAATTTAAGCGCTAAACAGAAAATGTTATTAGATATTTCTGGAGCAATGAATTTAATTACTATTATGGATAACGATACTCCTGGTCAAGAAGCAGCAAAAATAATTTTAGGCAAATGTTCTAAAACATATAATACTAAAAATATTATAGTTCCAAAAAACGATATAGCAGAAATGACCGTGCAAGAAATACAAGAATACATTATTCCTCAAATTCAAGAGTATACATTATGATAGTTATAGGTGTTTCGGGTAGAAAGCAATCAGGTAAAAGCACATTCGGTAAATTTATATTGGCTTTATATTTAGCCAAATTTGATTATTGTTCAAAAATTTATATAGAAGAAGAAACCGGAGAGCTGTTGGTATCTGATGTTATGGGAGACGATAGATTTAAAGGAGTATTCGACCCAATACGATATAAAAAAGAGTTTAATGATCCAAGATTAAATCAAGCACTAAGTCTTCTCGACAAAAACATAAAAATATATAACTTCGCAGACGTACTAAAGACCGACATTTGTATTAATATTCTAGGGTTAACTTATGATCAATGTTATGGTTCAGACGAAAACAAGAACGAATTAACACAAATCAAATGGTCGTCTATGCCAGGAATTAATTTAACTGATGATCATGCAGAATATATGACAGCAAGGGAAGTCATGCAATTTGTTGGTACAGATATTTTTAGAGAAATAGATACAGATATTTGGGTTAAAGCAACAATTAATAAAATTATGAATGAACAGCCCAAAGTTGCTGTTATAACAGATTGTCGATTCCCGAACGAGGTCGAAGCAATTAAAAATATTGGTGGTAAAGTTTTTAGATTGACTAGAAATAAATTCAATTCTGATCACGCAAGCGAGTCTATTTTAGATAAAGATAGATACGATTGGGCTAATTTTGATTACGTATTAGAAAACGAAGATATTTCTTTGGAAGATCAATT